GCCTCTAGCGCGTTGGCAAAGCCAGAGATACACAGCCAGGCGCGTGACTTGCCAGCGTCGAGCTTGGCACCGGGCTGGTGTGGGTCGCGGCCTGTTGGGTCGGCTTCGTGGCTCATGCGGCCCCCTTTAGCTTTTTGGTTTCAGCCCGGTAGTGGCGGGCAATTTCGATCAGCGCCTCCTTCGTATACCGGCGCAGCACCTGGTCAGCCTCCAGCAGCTCCAGACTTCGCAGGCCGATGCGCGACAGCAGGCCAGCGCGGTAAGCGACGTGATTACCTGCCAAGTGCCGGTTGCAAAACTTGCACTGGCCATGGGCGTTGTCCTCAACAAAACGCATGTGCACAGCTGAACCCACGCTGCGGTAATGGCCACAGTCAAACGCACCGCCGATGCCGCCCGACGCCAGCGGCTTGCTGCACGAAATGCACGCCTGACCAGCGTCACGGGCGCGAATAAAGCCGTTGAAAGCCGTCTGAGCTTTCGCCACCAATTGCGGCTTGGTTTGCAGTGCGTCGAGCTTCTCGCGTGTCACTCGGCGATCAGCCTCCGCTAATTTGATAGCAGCTTTTGCAGTCTTGGCCCGGCCTAAGTCCAGTCCACAGAGCGGGCTGCACACCTTTTGCAACGGCCTGGCCTTGGTAAACAGCGTCTTGCAGGCGGCGCAGCGCTTGGGGTTGCTTGTGGCAGCGTTCATACGCGCCCCACCCAAGCCAGCCGCTTGGCAATCTGCGCCTCATCGGCCCGCACGAACTGGGTGCATGTGTGCGTGTCGGGGTAGCTGGCCCAAGGCTTGTCCAGTGCACAATGGCTGAAACCTTCAAGGGTTAGCTTGCCGCTGCGGATGTGTTTGCAAAGTAAGCACGTCATTGCGGTATCCCCAGAACGGCATCGGCGAATGAAAATCGGTATTCAATGTCGCCCGTCAGCTCCAGCGCCTGATTTATCAGCGACGGGCACATATCGGCCCCATCTCGGCGGGCATCGAGAATCTGCTGGGCTTCTTGGTAGCTCATGCCGCCTCCCGCTCAACAGTCAAGCCCAGCGCGTCACGAGCGCATTTGAGGCTGTAGGGCGTAATTCTTTCGCCGTTCTCGTGCCGCTTGATGATCCGGCGTGCCCATTCTTTGCTGTCGCTGCGTGCGGGCGCCGGTGCCATGCCCGCCAGCACAATCGCCACAATCTCAGGGCTTGCTTTAGGGGCCTCCAGGCGCGGGGCGTCCCTTGACGGCGCGGCGCGGCACAGGTTGCGAAACTGGATGACGTTCGGGCAGCGCTCAGGCAGGCTATCCAGCGCGTAGCGGATGGCCGACGGGTTGCCAGCGTAGCCGCTCAATTCGTAGCCCCAGGCGGTTTTAACGTCCGACATGGGGGTACCCTCCCACTGACGTGTCCACTGCGCCCCGTAGGTGCCTGCCAGACGCACGAAGAGCCAGTCAATCGACTCAGCCATCGTCACAGGTGTTGTGCTGTTCATGCGATTCTCCGAATAGGGGTGGTTTGGGCTTCAATGACGTCGCGGCGGGCGTTGGCCGGTAAATCCTGCTCAGGCCACTTGCGGCCCGACATCAGCTCCCATGCTTCGCGTTTGGCACGGGCGTCGCGCTCCGAGAACGACTCGGCGTTGTGCTTGCTGGCTGTCATGGCTGCGGGGCCGTTGCGCTTGTTGCGTTGGGCAAACTTCGCCGCGTTGCGCGTCCATGTCCTAAATGCGGCTTGCCAGTCGGTAAACAGGGAGCCGTTGGCCTGGTGGTGGTCTGTGAAAGCCGCCAGCTCACCCGGCACGTTGACACCCAGTGTTTCTGCCAGGCTTTCCGCCGTTGCATCGGGCTTGAAGCTTTCTGGCAAAACGCACTGGCGCGCTATCGTTTTCTTTAATGATGGTTCTGTGATGGTTCCATGATGGTTATATGCGGGTGCAACTGGCTGCACCCTTTCGTGTCGTGGATTGCACCCTTTAGCACCGTCAGTTGCACCCTTTTTGCGGGGTGCAATTTCTGCACCCTTTATCCAATCAAGCGAAATTTGGTACTCACGGTGCTGGTTTCGGCCACCGTTACCGGAGTTCACCAGAATCAGCCAGCCGTCAGACTCCATGCGCCGCAACTGGTATTGCACGCTGCGTTCAGCTTGTCGGGTTTTGCCAGCCAGATGCTTGATGCTGGGGAAAATTCGCCCGCCGTCATCACTGGCGTGGTCAGCCAGCGCCAATGCCAGCAGCATTTCGCCGCCGCCGTTGGGATAGCGCTCAAACACGGCGCTCATGACTTTTATGCTCATGCGGCCCTCCGATACAAGGCGCGGCCCTGCTTGTTTTCAACGAAGGCAATCATCTTGTTGACGGCATCAATCAACTTGATGCCTTTTTGCATGGGCTTTCGCCACACGCCGTCAAAGCGCCATGTGCGCACTTGCATGTTGGCAAAATCAATGTCTTGGTTTGACGGCTGGCAGTGGTCAGCAATGATGGCAAAGGCATAACGGCGCGGCGGCTGGTGAATGGCATCACATGCGCGTTCAAGCCACAGGCTTTGCCCAAACGAGATAGGGGTTCCGACAAACTTGCCCTCAATGAATCCAAACAGTCGGTCATCCATTTCAATCGCCGCATCTATGTCTGTCGGCGTGATCTTTCCCCAGCGAAGGCCGCTCATGTCGGCAATCTGCTGCTTGCGCTCACGGTGCTGAATCTGTCCGCGTAAGACTGTTGGGTTAAACATTGAAAAGCACCGTTCCCTTGGGGGAAAAAGCTTCTGCAAAAGCAGCGCTGTTTTTACCCATGTAGATAACCGCCTGGCCCTGCAGTGGTGCGCCTAAGTTGCCAACAGGATCAAGGAAGCGCACCCTGCTTTTAGGAAAGCAAACCGCGCTGGCGGCCTGCAACATGCGTTGAAACCACTGTGTTTCGGTGCCGTTGTTGATCAAGATGCAAGCCTGTTCAATCTCGCCAGACTCATACTTGCTGGCAATGGCATCAGCAAAATTAGCGATCAGTGGCTGGGCGTAGGGTGGGTTCATCCAGACACGCCCTGCCCACTGTTGCAACAGTCCGTTGTCGGCTTCAGTGAAATACTGTGCAGCCTGCACTGTGCGATTGGCGATCTCGCTCGATGCCGGATCGGTATCAATGCCGCCCATCACTTCACGCGCCAGGGCGATGTAATCGGCAGGCGTGTACCACTCGTTATTGCCGCTGTTTTGAGCAACGTGAGCTTTTACCGCCTCGCGCATCACCTCTTTTGCTGGCTCGCTGTTTTCCAACACCGAAGCAATAGCGCGTTGCTGTACCTCTTGCGGCAGCTCGGCAAACTGCGTGGCCAGGTTGATTGAAACAGCGCCAGCGGCTGCAAGCTGCTTGACTTCGGGCTCCGCTGCCATCTCCAGCTTTTCGATTTTGCGCAGGGTGTCGCGCCCGATGTTGGCAAGACCGGCGACCACATCGTCTGTACGGATTGGCTTGATAGGCTCGTCCGATTTCGGACTACCCTTACCAAAGTTTTCACCACTTGCGACAAGATTTGCCTTAGCCTGCTTTTCCACAATCGGCTTCATGCGCAGGGCCAGCACACCGCGCTGGTAGTCCGTCAGGTTGCGCCGGCCAAACTGGTTTTTGCAAATCCACAGCACCGCGTCATCGCGGCTGTTGAATTCCATCGAAACAGTTTCAAACCCAATGCCAAGCCGGGTGCAAATCTCATGGCGGTTGTGGCCGTCAACTAGGATGTGCGGCCAATCTTCAAGAAATACGGTGTCTCCGTCTTCGGTTTCCCAAGTGGTGCATGTGCCTTGGCCTTCGTCTTCGCTGTAAGTACCTATTGTGTCGCGCTGGCTATAAAAAAGCGTCTGCGTGTCGCCGTCATCAAACGTGTATTCAAAGGCGTCGCAAGGCCAAAGCACCAGTGGGTCTCGGCATCCGTCTGCCACGATGTTTGCTTCAAGCTGGGTGCGCTCTTCTGGTTGCAGCGCAGGGATAAGCGCCTGAAACTCTGGGTCAATAATGATGTTTGGGTGCATAATTTCAGTGTTCATTCGTCTAGGTTTCGAACAACCCACCCGAGCTGTTAGAGCAGCGCTGACGGTGGGTTTTTTTATTTGCGGCTGATAAAAAGCGCAGCCACACCGCTCATTCATACCGAGCTAAACCGGCCCTTGGCGGGCTTTGATTTCGTAGCCTGTGGCGTTGCTATCGAATCGCGCTTGGGCACCACCAGCGAAGCCTCAAGCCGGGCATATGCAGCCCGGCGCTTGTCGAGGTTTGACAGCAGCTTTTTGTCAGCGCTCGAAAACGCGCAGGCTGCTGGTGATGTGAGGTCTGCAATCGGCGTAATAGCTGACACATGGGTAGGCTTTTGGCCTACAGCCTCCCCTGTTACATCGCGGTAAATTTGAGTCTCAGGAAGTGCGGCCATGTCTGGCTGGCTGGCTTGTGAAGGGGTTTGGTTTGACATATAAATCCGATGTTTTTAAAAGTAGCGGATCACACGGCGGCAACAACGCTGCCCGACCGCACAAGCAAATGCTGCTGGGCGCGATCCGTCAGCGGCAGCTGTTCAAGCGTCAAGGCACCACCCGACACAGTGACAAACACATCCGCCATGCCCAGACCGATTTGTTTCTTTGCGTAGGCAATCTGGTTGCAATAGCCCCGAGTCGTCTTCGCTTTTTCAACGAACTGGTCGCGACCGATCGGGGTCATGCCGAGATAGAAAGTTTTAAAGTCCATGCCAGCAGTTTACCCGTAGGTAATCTTTTGTCAATGCCTGAAGGTAAAACACCTAGTGGCATTCTTCGGGTCATGGATGTTTACGACCGGCGACGTGCCAAATTGAAAGAGCTGCTTGTCAATGTGAGCGCGGCAGAACTTTCGCGCAGTTCTGGCGTTGCAGCGAG